GCTCAGCGGCTTTTTCCACCCACGGCCTGATATTGCTGTACGGTGGGTTATTCCAGATTGCACCGTGGCTTACCCACTCAGAATTGAGCGCGTCGTCGGCCTCAGTTAGCCAGTGAGCACACAGAGCATTTTTGTCGCTCGCTGCCGAATCCAGCCAGAATCCAAACTCAATATCCAGTGCATCAAAAAGCCAAAGCGGCGTTTGCCAGCAGTCCTTGTCGTGTGCCGGCGTATTTGATTTGATAGTCATGCAGCCTTCCCTTTTCGTTGTGACCATTCATACTCTCGCCGGGAGTCATCACTCCACCGCACGTTGCGCTCTGAGCCGAACCAGAACATGATTTCGATAAGCTCAGTCATGCTGGCCTTTCGCATTTTGCTGGTACGCACGCCAAGCATGACAACGCCACCGTCGATACCAGGAACACTTCGTTGCTCCAGTTTTTTGGTCTTAAGCCACAGGGCAGTGAACAGGTCTTTCCAGTCTTCCGGTGCCAGCCGTTGACCATGCCATAGCACCTGACGCGAAACATCGTTCAGCATCGGCCACATACGGTCATTCTGCGCTTTGCTGCGTTTGGGTTCTTTAAGGTGGACTTCGTGGGGTGACTTGTCGTCGATGGGAAGTGAGAGTATTGCGTCTATGGCGTTATTTCTGATTGCTTCGTTGCGAAGCATGTATATTTGCTTCATCGAAATTCTTCTCTTTAATTCCAGCGGATCTGATAGCTTTCATTACTGCAATTACCGTTTTGTCTCTCCCATCCTCATAACCCATCGCATAAGCACCTTCTTCACCATCTTTCCAAAAGTCGTCATTCGATTCGGGCCAGTCGATATCCAGTTCAATAGCTGCTCGCGATGCCTGCCATGCCTCCCATGCAATCTCGACCTTGATGTGCATAATCTTCATCACGTCACTTGAAACGTGATATTTGTTTTTAAACCATTCTTCAAACTGCTTTCTTGATTCGTCCATCGATACTTACCCTCAGTTCAACTCACAAAACGCCACGCCATTTTTGCTACGACAACAGGCATAACACCGATAATCACCCAGACAAATGCAGCGCCAAACAACGTATACCATGGGTCTTTACCGTCATTCACAAGACGAATGTAGCTATTCAGAACAATAAAAAACGTCAGAAGAATCCATCCAACGCCAACGCATTTGAATGCGACGAGCATAAACTCAGCCACGATTTACTCTCCCCCCAAATAAAAAGGCCTGCGATTACCAGCAGGCCTGTTATTAGCTCAGTGATGTAGATGGTCATCAGAATCCTCCTTTCTTCTTGGACTGCGGTTCCTCGCGTTCACGGCGGCGCATTTCAGCAGACTGTTGGTCTGTGTCATAAATAGCGCCATTTGCCTGAATGCAATACACCGTGCCGGTATTGCCATGACGATTGAGGCGAAGGATTAGTTCGGTTTCACCAGGAGGAACGCTGTCATCAAAAGCGCCTTCACGATGGATCCCCACCCAATAATCGCAATCCTGTTCAATCTGCCCTGTATCTCGTGAGTCACTTGGTAATGGGCGTTTATTGGTTCGGCTTTCCAGTGCGCGGTTAAGCTGTGTCAGAAGCACAACAACGCAATCAAGCTCTTTGGCAAGGTTCTTCAGTCCTTTGGTGATCATGCCGTAAGCAAGGTCGTTGCGATCGGCCTTCTCAGCGGTCATTAGTGTCAGGTAATCGACCAGAATCATGCCAACACATCCTTTTTCTCGCTTGATTCGACGGCTTTCGCTGACGATTTGAGCCAGAGATAATCCCGGCGTGTCGTCGATGTAAAGCAGGTCGATTTCACTCAAGCGATTGGCTGTTTCGATCGCCCTGTTGAAGTCACCATCGTAATCACCCTGATAGCCGTCATCAGCGTCATTTGTCGCCAGAAGGTAAAAAATATTGGGGTTAACACCTGACTTTTGCCCTACCAGTTTTTCCAGTATCTGGTCACCTGGCATTTCAAGGCTGAACATCAGAGCGGGCTTTTTCTCATGCACTGCGCAGTTGATTGCCATCTGGCTGTATAGCGTCGTTTTCCCCATCTTAGGGCGAGCGCCAATGACAAACAAAGAGCCTTTCACCAGACCTTTCGGTGACAGCATCCTGTCCAGCGATGGGATCCCTGTGCTCATTCCTCGTTGTTCGCCTGACGGGTCAAATCGCTTCTCAAGGTCGCTAACCCAGTCTTCCATGACCTCACCAAATGAGCGAAGGCCGCGACGCGATCCGGTTTTTGCATGGTCTGTCAGTTGCGTGAAAATCGCCTGAATAGCTTCGTACTTCTGCGTTGCAGTCATTCCGTTGCGGGAATAGAGCAATTCCGTCGCTTCAGTCATGCGGTTGATGGCGTAGCGTTCCATTGCGGTTTCACGAACCTGCATTGCATAGGCAACGATGTTTGCTGCGCTTGGCGTGTTCTTTGCGATCTCAGCGATATAAGCAAAACCGCCAACAGACTCCGTTAACGATTTACGCTCCAGTTCATCGAAAAGCGTCAGGCCATCTACTGGCTTTTGCTCCCGGTGCATTATGGTTATTTCTTCGAAAAGGATTTTGTGTGGCCGGCTGTAAAATGAATCAGGCTTCAGCATCGCCAGAACTTTCTGGACGCGCTCACTGCTGTCATCATCCAGAAGCAATCCACCAATCACCGCCTGCTCTGCCTCGATGCTATGGGGCGGCGCATAAAAATTATCGGTCATCGTGTTCACCCTCACGAACTTTCAGGTAGGTATTATCGTTAAGCAGGAAATCAAATCCCTTTTTGTGCCAGACGGTTCCGCGTTGATGGTTTGGGCGCTCTTCGAACATCCATCGGCAATTTTCGCCTACGTAGCTCAAATAATTTCTCCAGTCCTGCATCGTGAACCCATGCCCGTCAAGCTGGCGGGGTATCACTCCGGCTTTGCGCCAGAACGTTCGGATCTGGTTTTTACGCTTGTCATTCAGTGCGCGGATTCTTGGCGCTTCAGGAAGGATTTCGTGGTAAGCATCGACAACATCCTGACAGCTAACGGAAGGTTTTTTCTTGTCAGACTTTTTGTCTGCTGCGGTACTCTCTAATACGTCAGTATTAGAGATAATATTATTATATTCTTTATCTGTGGTAATTTGCTGGTAATCTGCTGGTACAGTATTGCTTGCAGGCATTGGTATTGCTGGCTTTGAGGTGGTAATTTGCTGGTAATCTGCTGGTACAAAATTTGACTGATAATCGTCATATTTCTCTACCGAGAAAACTGAGAATTTACCGTGTGAAACCCAGTCAATCATGCCGAGTTTTTTGAACTTTCTAAGCAGGTACTGAACGCGATCTGGTTTGAGTCCTGTTTCAAACGCCAGAGAGTTTCTACCGCCAAGTAGCTTCCCTCTGCCTACCAGAATTTCTCCTGCGTCAGTCATTACATACTCAGGCGTATGCTTTGCTTTGAGGATTAAGTGAACCCACAGATGCGCAGCTTCTGCGTCCTTGTAAAACGGCACATCCATAATTTTACGGTGCAGCAAGGCATACCCCTTACCGCTGCTTTGATGCGGTTGTTGTAGCCTTCTGGCCTCTCTGGCTTCGGCTAGATTAGATATGTTACTCATGACCTTTCTCCTTCTGCATCAGCTTCACTTTTTCCAACTCAGCCCGGAATCGACCAGGCTGCTTGAAGCTGGACAGGAAGCGATCACGTAGTATGTGTTTGTGAATTTTGTCCTGGTAAGGACTGAGTTGTTTTGTCATAATTACTCCTGTGGATTGATCCAGTCTTTCTACATCAGGCCTCGAAGAATTTGCCGTTCTTCGGGGCTTTTTCTTTTGTCAGCATTCTGGCTACTTTCTTAGCCAGTTCCGCCAACTCCTCGTCTTCAACACCCCATTCAAGAACAGCCAGAAGCATTCCCATTTTTGGGATGAAGCTGTCTTTCCATCGCGAAATTTGCGATTCATTAATTCCTAACGCGTCAGCAACCTTTCGCTGGCCACGTACAGCAATTCGATTCAGGATGTTGCTTGTAATTGCATTCGCTTTCTTGCGAGTACTTGTAAGTTGCATATGTAAGTATTTCCTTAACTAATAAGAAGTTATGCGCATCAACTTATGCGCGTTGTATTCCCGCATTTCGGCGGGAATGAGGACCATGACTGTTAAAGAGCGGTGTTACTATTTGTTTTTCTTGTTGCTTGGGAAAGGACGAACTTCCTCTCCAATCACACTGCCATCAGGCTTTACCGTAACCATGATGTTACGGCCTGCCAGAATGGCCTTGCTGATAGCGCACTGGATTACACCAAAGTCACTGGCTGCTTTAGCCTGTCCATGGATTTTGGCGTAATCGGCAAGTGTCATTCGAATCATATGCACTCTCCGTTATTAACCATGAACAAAGAATACTACAGGTATTCAAAGCAATCAATACTCAGGGTATTTTTAGTTTAAGTACCTTAGCTATTAGAATTAAGCTATGGAAAATAAAAAATCACTGACGACAGAACAGCTGGAAGACGCTAAGCGGCTTAAGGCTTTGTATGAGTCAAAAAAGAAAGAATTGGGAATAACCCAATACTCAATCGCTGATGAACTGGGTATCACCCAAGGAGCGGTAGGGCATTATCTTAATGGCAGAAATGCGCTAAACGTTGAGGTTGCATCTGGTTTTGCACGATTGTTGCAAGTCTCAATTGCTGATTTTAGCCAGTCAATTGCTGCCAAGGTTGCAGAACAGGCAGAAAGCCTTAAGAGCGATGCCAACGTAAGGTATGCAGGGGAATACAGAGCAGGAAAGAGGTATCCGGTGTTAAGCAGTATCCAGGCTGGCTCGTGGTGTGAAGCATGCGAACCATACACCATTAAAGACATAGATGTTTGGCTTGAGTCTGACGCGCATATTCAAGGTAATGCGTTCTGGCTTAAAGTGGAAGGTGATTCAATGACGGCACCGGTTGGGTTAAGCATTCCAGAGGGAACATTCGTTCTTTTCGATACCGGAAGGGAGGCGATCAACGGCAGCTTGGTCATAGCAAAACTTTCTGACTCTAACGAAGCAACATTCAAGAAGCTGATAATCGACGGCGGAAATAAATACCTCAAGGGACTTAATCCTGCATGGCCTCTCGTGCCAATCAATGGAAACTGCAAGATTATAGGCGTTGCAATTGAGACAAAACTAAGGCTGGTTTGATCACGCAAGGGGCGATTATGGTTGGAACCGCTATAGCAAGCTTTTTTGGGATGTTGGCAATCTCGACAATTTACGGCTTAGCGCATGCTTTTATTGCGAAATCTCTATCAGAAAAAATAAGCCAGGCTTGGGCGCATAGATCAGCTCGTTTCATGATTCTAGTGATCATAGCAATACAAGGGATATCTGCATTTATCCTCTATGGTTCAAGCTTATACCTGTTGTATCAAGGCGCGACATTTACGCCTTACACCAGTGATTACGGAACTCTATACGATGGTAGTGAAGACATCTCTATGGCTTGGATTGTCTTTGGTTTATCTATGGCCGTGTCTGTTGTAGCAGATATCATTAAGGTAATTCTCGTCTTAACCTTCGCTGACTAACCTATAATCCCGGCAGCAATAGCTATCGGGATCCACTTCACATATCCCGCATAAAAAGCACTGAACAAGCAGACACCGAAAAAATAAATATCCTTTGTATTCATTTGCTTATCATTATTTCATCAAAAATAAATACCTTGGGTATTTACACAATAAAATACCTACAGTATTCTTTAGCCATCAGCAGGACGCTGGAAGCCAAACGGAACAGATTGGCAGGCTCTTTAACATTGATGGGATTGTCCCGCCGAAATGCGGGAACTGAGTTTAACCAAACAGGAGGTGCCGTAATGGTGCACTAACGCGGTTAGACCGCAGCCGAAAGGAAATGCAGCAGTAATGATGCTGCCCTGAGTCGCCATTGAGCGAGCCTGCTTAGCATCGGGTTAGGGTCAATATATTAAAAGTAGCTCCGGTAAAGCAGCGCGAATGCCAGACGCGCACCGGTTATCAGCGGCGATGAAGCGGCAGAGACTCAAGGGCATGAGCGCGCTCACTGCGAGAGTGTGAGTCAAAGAGTAGTTGGCTTTGGGATTGGATGAATGAGCAGGCTGATGCTCGACCAATGTATAAACAGCGCTCATGGCAAGCAGTAACCAATCTGCGCCTCAAGACAGCGTCACTGGTAGTGCGGGCGCTCTAACCAGTAAGCCGGAATTCAGCACCGGCCATCCAATCACCAAAGTCAATCATCGGAGGTCAACATGACAGTAGTCATTACATATCTGGCTGACGATAACGCCAGAAATCGCCGCAGAGCACGCAGACAGGCTCAACGTGAACAGGCAATGCAAGAACAGCGACTGGCGCGAAAAATTGCGCTAAAGCTCTCTGGTTGCGTCAGAGCAGACAAAGCAGCATCACTCGGAAGCCTTCGCTGCAAGAAGGCAGATGAATGCAGTGGAAGTATTTGCCTGCCAAACGTAGCCATTTACGCGGCAGGCTACCGGAAATCAAAACAACTGACGGCGAGGTAATTATGGGTCAGGAAGAAAAATATGAGCTTAAAAAGCTCATTGAAGAAGACGCCATAGAAGAAATTGCAGCATTAACAACAGCTATAAATAATATTAGGTATGCGCTAAATACGCTTATCTCCTCATGCGACAAAAATAGCAGGGAATTTTTGATACTTGGCGCAGCTCTAGGAATAGTTGATGCGGCAACGCTTCACCTAATTACTCATGACGATATTCTTATTGAGCCGTATGAAACATTACTGCTTGTCAGGCAAAAAATGGCTGATGCCGCAGCAAATGGAGACCTTCAACTTTACATCGACTTAAGGAAAGTATTAAGGCGAATGGTCAGAACTGAAGGAGATATCCCACTGAGCGATGCTAAACAAGGCATACAAGCAAAGCTGGAATGACCATTATCCTGATGAAGTATCGAAAGCACAGTCAGCAATTAGCAAAGCTCTTGGGGAAGAATGATGAATAAGAAATACATTGTTGAAGTTATAGAGCGAGAAACGAAAGAAGTAATCAAACATTTCGAATTTGATAATTATAGAAAACCTGACCGCGTAGAAGAAGGATTGTTGCGACAAAGTAATCTCGAAAAATTTGATGTTGTCATGCGATGCGAATAAGCGCCTATAGCAGATTTACGAGTCTGCTATGTGAGCAATGTCGCTCGTAACTAAACAGGAGCCGACTTGTTCTGATTATTGGAAATCTTCTTTGCCCTCCAGTGTGAGGGCCTTTTTATATGCATACCAATAACGCTTCACTCGAGGCGTTTTCGTTATGCAATCAAACAGAAGGAGCATCCTATGCAACAGTTCGCTATTGCAGGGGCGGCATCGGTTCGCCCTTTCAACCCGATTTTATCGGTACAGCATTCACGAAAAAATATTTTAACCGGAGCAGACTTTAAACAACCAAGAATGAAAAGCTTGCTCGAAAAGCTTTGGGATATTTTGAAACAACAAGGCCGTCCATGAGTTTTACCAATAAGGGGAGCAAGTAAATGGCTATTCAGACTAAAACATTGCAGGTACGCGTCAAAGACCGCCACGCCGCCTTGTTGCGTCAGATGGCCTTTGAAGTGAACCAAGTTTTTAACTTTATCAATGAAATGACTGCGACTGAATACAGCACTGTCAGCGAATACGGACCAAAACAAAGAGTTTGGTTAACTGAATTTGACGTAGATAAACGCATTGCTGGTATTCAAAAGGAGCGCGGATACCACATACAAGCAGCTACTTGTCAGGAAATCTCAAAACATCACGCTAAAGCGCGTAAACAGTTTAAACGCAGTAAGCTGCGCTGGCGTAAAAGTGGCGGTGCTGGGCGTAGTCTTGGTTGGGTTCCGTTCAAAGGTGCTCAAGTGAAATGGGTAAACGGCTGCATCAAGTTTGCCGGGCACTATTTCAAAGTGTGGGATAGCTATGGATTAAATGGCTTTAAATTCCGTGCTGGTAACTTTGCAGAAGATGCGCGCGGTCGCTGGTATTTCAATGTTGCAGTTGAATACGAATGCGAACCAACTAAAGGCACTGCCGACGTGGGTATCGATCTTGGTCTGAAAGACATTGCCACCACTTCGGATGGTGAAAAACTTCCTGCTAAACGTTGGTATCGTGAATTAGAAGGCAAATTAAAAATTGCTCAACGTGCCCATAATAAAAAACGTGTTAGAGCTATCCACGCAAAAATCAAAAATCGCCGTAAAGATGCACACCATAAGTTTTCTACGGCGCTGGTTAATAAATACGCCGCTATTTTTGTAGGCGACGTAAGCAGTAAAAAGTTATCAAAAACAAATTTGGCAAAAAGTATCTACGACGCCGGCTGGTGTCAGCTAAAAAATCAGATTCAGTATAAAGCGATTGCGCGGAGTGTGGTTTTTGAGGTCGTAGATGAAGCGTACACCACCCAGACTTGCTCGTGCTGCGGAGCTATTAGCTGCAGTAGTCCGAAGGGTAGGGTAGGCCTTGGAATAAGAGAATGGATCTGCGTGGAATGTGGTGAACTCCACGACCGCGACGTAAACGCGGCAAAGAACATTCTCGCGGCGGGACATCGCCGTCTCGAAGGAGGAATCCACGCCCTTTAGGGCGTGGAGGATGTCAAAGATAACTGGTCAGACAAAGAATTCATTCGTCAGATGAAAGAATTAATCGGTAACGAAGGAGATATGCATGTCACTTGCAACCACAGTGAAGGAGAGCAAGTTACAGAGACGCATGTACACGCAGAAAGCTCTCTGGTATCGCCATAATGGCGACCGCGAAGGAATGCGGGTATGCCTTAATTTGTCCCGAGTCGAAGTATTAAATCAGCGTTATTTCCTTGGGCCATGTCCATTCTGAGAACAATCATATGAGCAAAGAATTTTACGCAAGACTGGCAGCTATTCAGGAGAATCTGAACGCGCCAAAGAATCAGTACAACTCATTCGGCAAATATAAATACAGAAGCTGCGAAGACATTCTTGAAGGCGTTAAGCCGTTACTGAATGGCCTGTTTTTATCAATCAGCGATGAAGTTGTGCTGATTGGTGATCGGTATTACGTGAAAGCCACGGCAACTATTACCGATGGCGAAAACAGCCATACGGCAACCGCTCTTGCACGAGAGGAAGAAAGCAAGAAAGGAATGGATTCTGCACAAGTTACGGGAGCTACAAGCTCTTATGCACGCAAGTATTGCCTCAATGGTTTGTTCGGCATTGATGATGCGAAAGATGCAGATACCGACGAGCATAAACATCAGCAGAACGCAGCAGCAAAGCAATCAAAACCATCACCTACACCTGAACAGGTTCTAAAAGCATTCACTGACGCAGCATTGCAGAAAAACACCGTAGAAGAGCTTAAACAGGCGTTCGCCAAAGCGTGGAAGATGCTCGAAGGCACACCGGAGCAGCACAAAGCACAGGACGTTTACAACATCAGACGAGACGAATTAGAAGGAGCGGCTGCTTAATGGCACATTCGATTACTGTAAGACTAAACAAGCCCGCAAGAGAGTTTCAGGCCGGGGAAAATATCGGATTCAACATCCGTGCTGGCGTTCAGTATTACGATCGCCAGACAAAAAAGAAAGAATGGACAAACTACAGCGCCGTTGTATTTGCCAAGCCGGGAGCGCAAGCGGATTACTACCGTAGTGTTCTTGTTGAAGGTGGCATTGTGGAAATTACCGGAGAAAACATCAGGGTTGATGTTTATCAGGGGCAAAATGGTCAATCAATCACTCTTGAATTACTGAATGCAAAGATTGGATTTGCAACTTCAGGAAACAGCCAACAGCAGCAAAGTAGCAATCATCAAAATCATCCTGAATACGACGATTCAATTCCCTTCTAGATTAGCAAAATAAGGATTCCATTATGCCAGCGCCTCTGTATGGTGCGGATGACCCGCGCCGCTGTTCCGGCAATTCCGTATCGGAGGTGCTGGATAAATTCAGAAAAAACTACGATCGAATAATGTCTCTACCGCAGGAAACGAAAGAGGAAAAGGAGTTTCGCCACTGCATATGGCTTGCAGAGAAAGAAGAACGAGAGCGAATTTACCAGACATCAATCCGACCATTCCGCAAAGCCACATATACCCACTTCCCTGAAATCGACCCGCGCCTGCGTAATTACCGCTCACGCTATGGCGCTATCAGTAATGACTGAGGAATTAACAATGAAAACAATGAAGCTAAACATCGACCTCGGAAAATACGTTATTACCGGAACAAAACACGATCTGATTCTTAGCGAAAGAGGAATTATCAAAGAAGGCGAGAATGCAGGGAAAGAAACACTAAGCCGTATCGGTTATTACAGCAAGTTTGAGCATCTGGTTAAAGAGTTATGCAACCGTGAAATCCTGTTATCTCAGGCGCAGACGCTACAGGATATTCAGCAGCATATCGAGACTTTAGGTGTGTCACTTAGCATGGCTATTGACCAGTTCGTGGAGAGTAAATCATGAGAGGTCTTGCATACAATCCCGGCATTCTTCCGGCAGAAATGATTATTCGCCAACGCGTATAAGCCAATGCCATCGAGAGAGGAATTGCTTAAGAGAAATTCTTTTCCATCAGTGAATCAAAACAAATATCTGAATGCGATGTGGCGGAGTGGGAAGAAATGAAACAAATGTCACTAATTGAGATGGATGGATTTCTGAAAGGTAAATGCATCCCAAGTGATTTAAAGGTTAACGAAACAAACGCTGAATATCTGGTGCGTAAGTTCGGTGAACTTGAATCAAAACTAGAAACAGCGTTGCGTGAGTGTCGTTCTGCTGGAATCACGATTGATAACCTTGAGGCCAAGTGCGCGGCGCTGGCTGTGGAGAATGCGGGGATGAAAGAATATCTAGCTCCAGTAGGGTTAGTGGTAGAGGGAACCCCAGCCACCGACGCCTTCCTGGCTGAAGTGCGGGCGCAGGGTGTGGAGATGGCTCGTAACGCGATGATTGATTTTGTTGATGGTGAAGTTGGGCCAAACAAGAACGTTCCGGGGCTGATTAGAGGCGCAGAGATATGCGTAAGTATTGCTGCCCAGCTTCGCAAAGGAGGCAACCAATGAGCGTAATCCAGTACGTAGTTAGAGATGCAGGCACGTTTCCTGAGGATGCGTTTTTTCTCGATCCTCGACACATCGATGAGCTCATTTCTGAGTGGGAATTGGAATGCTTGTCTCAGGATGCCTCCCTTGATTATTTTGACAATCATGACGGCTTGGAATCTGACTGGCCGTTGGATATCGAGCTATTCATTGACGGTGAGAGCGTAGGTGTATTCACGGTTGAAATGGAACATGTACCTCAATTCAGCGCAAGAAAAATACCGGAGGCCGCCCAATGAGCAACATCGACAAACGCGCATTACGTCATAGCGCAGAAAGCATAATCGGCATTCTGGAAAACATTGCCGGGTTCGAACCATCTGATATCGACGGCGACTCTGTAGAGCTCCGCTTTGAAACTGAGGACGGTTTCGATACTGGTTGTGACGTTAGCATTGTTGACCAGTGCCAGAAAACCGCTGATGTAGTTCGGGCGCTGCTGGATGAGCTGGAAAGAAACCAGCAATACATCAAACGCCGCGATCAGGAGAACGAGGATATTGCGCTAACGGTAGGGAAGCTGCGCGTTGAGCTTGAAGCAGCAAAATCAAAACTCAACGAGCAGCGTGAATATTACGAGGGAGTAATCGCGGATGGAAGTAAGCGCATAGCAGAACTGGAGGAGCGGGAAATACTGCTCCCGGAACGTAGCAGCATGCTTCATCGAACAGATTTTCACGAGGATTACCAAACGGTAATGGCATACAAAGTTTCTGAAGTCATCGATGCAATCCGCGCTACTGGCATTCGCATCAAAGGAGAGTGATATGAGCGCTATAACCAAAGAACGTGTCGAATTATTCATTAAAAATCCGCTTGATAACGGACTTACCCGTGGCGAACAAATGGAACTGGCACGAATTGCACTGGCATCGCTGGAAGCAGATCCAGTTAAACGAGTTAACTCAGATCAGATGCGCCGAGTCTGCTTAGAAGCTAATCGCCATTTAGATAAATATGACGCGATGGCGAAAGAGGTAAATAAGTTGCTTGGACGCATCGCCCCGCCAGCGCCGGTAGTGCCGGAAGAAGCAACTCCGGAAAACGTAGAAATGCTCTCTGGCTATGTT